ACAACCGCAGCTCACGCCTGCAAAGAATGTTGTCGATGCGACAGCACTTTTTAATCCGCGTCCAGATACAGACCCCGAAAATGCAGAAGTATTTATAGGGTACAATTTTGATCCTTTTATAGACCCCAGACAGCGCCCCGGCGTGGGTGTTCACGGTCAAGGTGCAATTGGATTTGTTAGTGAAGTTCACTTTGATTACATCTTCGATGTAACTGGAGTTTCTGGTTCGGGCGCTATAGGCACGGCAATTGTATCTGATAATGAAGATGTTGTTGTAACTGGCGTATCATCTACTGGTGCTATTGGCACAGAAACATTTGATCTTGATGCGGTCCCAGCAAGTGCAGTTGGTACAGGTGCTATAGGAATAACATCAGAAATTACAAATGAACCACATGCGACAGGCGTGGCTGGTACGAGCGATATTGGCGTATCTACATTCTTTATTACAACAGACGCTCCAGTAGCATCCGTCATTGGTACGGGCGCAGTGGGAGCCGAAGTTCCTGAAGTTGAATTAAATGAAGCTGGTGTCGCTGGCACGGGTGCTATTGGAACAGAGTTACTTGAAACCTTCTTAACTCCAGATTCATCAGTTGGCACAGGCGCAATAGGAACTGAAGTTCCTGAAGTTGAGCTTTTTGAAACAGGTGTGGCTGGTACAGGCGAAGTAGAAGGCTTTGGCATATCTGGCAATGGCAACATTCAATTGCTTGTGACGGGTATTTCAGGTATAGGGGCAACAGGCGCTATTGGCGAAGAAGTTTCAGCGTCTGAGGCTATTGAGACAGGTGTTTCTGGCTCTGGGGCGATAGGCACATCTCAAATTGAAATTAATTTAGGATGGGGCGAAGGCGCTTGGGGAACTGGATCTTGGGGTGAATAAATGAATTACACACAGCTAGTTGCAAATATTCAGAACTTCTTGGAAGATGACAGCGCAGAGCTGCAAGCATCTATTGATCAGATCATAGAGCAAGCTGAGACAATGATTTTTCAGCGGTTGCCTAATCTGCCTTGCTATCGCAAAACCACTACAGGAAGTATGGTCGCTGGAACTGCTGACTATACAATCCCTACTGCAAGGATGATCCGTCAAGTATCCATTATATCTTCTAACGTGGCTTCTTATTTGAACCATAGAGTTGATTCATATATACGCGATTATTCTCCAAACGCATCCACGCAAGGCACTCCAATCATGTATAGCACAAAAAATGCTGGTACGGCTGGGACTGTGATAACTCTTGCCCCTACTCCAGATTCTACTGACACCTATCAAGTGGATTTTATCGCCCCTGAAACGGGCCTGAGTTCAGGTAACACAAACAATTGGATCGGTGATAACGCCGAAAATGTGTTGCTTGCCGCGTGTCTATATGAGGCTTCAGCCTTCCTCAAAGCTGGGGAAACACTGGCGCTTTATAAGACACAATTTGACGAAGCAGTGCAACTTACAGTACAAGAAATGCAACGCGATTACGCAGCAGAATATAACGGAGGTCTATAATGGCTATTACTCAAGCAATGTGTACAAGTTTCAAAGAAGACTTGTTTAACAAAGAACAGGATCTTGATACTGACACAATCAAGATCGCGCTGTACACTTCTTCAGCGACACTAGATGCAACAACAACTGCATATACCACAAGTAACGAAGTGAGTGGCACTGGCTATACTGCTGGTGGCGAAACTCTTGCGAACTCAACTGTAGCTACGAGTGGCACAACAGCATATGTTGACTTTGATAACCCAGAGTGGACAGGCGCATCTTTCACAGCTCGCGGTGCGTTGATCTATAACGATACAACAGCAGGCGACAATTCAATCGCTGTTTTGGATTTCGGTGGAGACTTTACAGTTTCGTCAGGTACATTCCGCATCGTATTCCCAGCACCCGGCGCGACTGCTATCATTCGCATCGATTAAAACAAGGATAAATTGACATGGCTTCAACCTATGTAAATGACCTTCGCCTAAATGAGATGGCTACTGGCGATCAGTCAGGCTCATGGGGAACAGTCACGAATACTAACCTCGAATTGATCGGTGAGGCGTTTAGCTATGGCACAGAGGCCATAACAACTAACGCTGATACCCATACAACAACGATTGCTGACGGGGCTTCAGACCCCGGCAGGGCAATGTTCTTGAAGTACACAGGCTCTTTAGACAGCGCATGTACGATTACTATTGGCCCAAATACTGTCAGTAAGATGTGGTTTATTGAGAACGCTACTAGCGGATCTCAGAATATCATCATCTCTCAAGGATCTGGGGCCAATGTCACGATTGCAGCGGGTCAAACCAAAGCTGTATATAGTGACGGTGCTGGCGCTGGAGCTGCGTTTGTAGATGCATTTGCTGCGCTTAGTGTTGCGGGTGTGTCTCCTACGGAACTTGGTGTCCTAGATGGGATTACTGCCTCTACAGCAGAGTTGAACTACAACGACATCACGACTTTGGGTACGGTTCAGGCGTCCAAGGTTGTCACTGCGGATTCAAACGCAGATGTAACCTTCGGTGACAACGACAAAGCCATTTTCGGCGCTGGGTCTGACCTACAGATTTACCATGATGGGACTTCAGATAAAATTGAAAGTTTGTCGTCGTATTTAATCTTGGAAGGTCAGAATATTATCCTTCGGAACAATGCTGGCACTGAAGATTATGCAAAGTTTTTTGGTGATGGTGCTGTAGAGCTTTATTCAGACAACAGCAAGAAACTCGCCACCACCAGCACAGGCGTAGACATCACGGGTACTTTGACCAGCGATGGGCTGACTGTGGATGGAACTAGCTTAGTAAATGGCTCAGGCACAATAACTTCAGGCGGCAGTGCAGGAATAGATACACGTTTTACTGTTGCTAGTACTGGGAACGGCGGCTCAGGTCGTGGCGTAGGTTTAGTGCTGGCTCCAGCGGGAAGTAGCAATTCAGTTGAGGCGGTGCGTTTAGTTGGGCTGCAAGAAACAGCAGCTTCAACTGCTAACAATGCTTCATTTGTTGTCCAAGTAGCTAACACCTCTGGAACCCTAACAGAAGCCACGCGCATCAACAGCAGCGGAATCACAGTCTCTGGAACGCTTGACATTAATACGAATGATGCCGCTGGTAATACGATTGATATTATTGGTGAGGGTTCTACAAGTGGCTCTGCAATTTGTACTAATTGGAATACTGGAAGTGCTTATTTAGATTTTAGACTTGGCGGTCTTACCACTGCCTACACTGAAATGCGCCTTTACAGTGGCGGTGACTTACACGTTGATGGCAACGTCATTGCTTACTCAACAACCATCTCTGATGAACGCCTAAAGACTGACATTGTTAAGATCGACAGCGCATTGGATAAGGTTGACCAGATCAATGGCTACACCTTCACATATACCACTGACGGCAAGAAATCTGCGGGTGTTATCGCCCAAGAGGTTGAGAAGGTTCTGCCTAGCGCAATCACTGAAAGCAAGTTGCCACTCAAAGTGGGCGAAGATGACGAGACCGAATATAAGACTGTGCAGTATGACCAGCTTATCGGCTTGCTTGTAGAAGCTGTAAAAGAGTTGAAAGCAGAAGTCGCTGAACTGAAAGGTCAGTAACATGACATTACCCGCATCAGGTCAGATCACACTTAACCAAGTCAATGTCGAACTTGGCAACAGTGGCACGGCTCAGATCGGCATGAATGACGCCGCTGTTCGTGCCTTGTTTGGCATTCCGTCAGGCGAGATTGAAATGTCTGACGGCTATGGAAAGTCTAGTGAAACAGTCCTTACAAGTGCTGGAACCGTCAACGGCCAAGACCAACGGCAACAAATTACTGTCAGTGACTTCATATCTTCTGGAGGTACGCTTCGTGTACCCTCAAACATATGGGTTTGGTCGGACAGCCGTAGCACTGCTGCAATGGTAATTGACATCTCATGCACTATTGTTAACGAGGGTAAGATTATCGGCAGGGGTGGCGACGGCGGCGGCAACCCTTGGTGGGGTAGTTCTGCTGGGCAGTCTGGTGGCCCAGCGATTAAGATTAATAGTGGCGTTACTGGAGTAACAATTACAAACAGCTCCGGCGCTTACATTGCTGGCGGCGGTGGGGGTGGTGGCCCCGGCAGTAACCCGTCGAGCCCCGGCGGTGGCGCAGGCGGCGGGAGTGGTTCAAGACCCGGTGAAAGTGGTTCCACAGTTCCTTTAGCCGCAGGTGGTGCATTAAATGCTACAGGTAGCACAGGTTTAGCATATTATTATCCCAATACTGTAACCCCGGGTGCTGGCAACTCTGGTGCTGGCGGTGGTGCTGGCGGTGGCGGTGGTCACTACGTTTACAGTGGAGGCGATGTAGGTTTTTCATCAGGTGGAGGCGGCGGTGGACGCATACTTCCGGGTACAGGTGGTAGTGGTGGCACTTCATCGGGCGGTGGTCAGGGTGGGGCTGGTGGTTCCGCAGGCAATGCTGGTACAGCTTCGACTTTTTACGGTTCAGGCGGCGGCGGCGGTTGGGGCGCGTCAGGTGGCTCTGGCTCTGGAGGTACTTCTGGTGGGGCTGGTGGAGCCGCCATTGATGATAGCGGCGAGACTTACACCTTGTCGAACAGCGGCACAATTTACGGGGGTACATAATGGCTACCAAATGGCTTTACGCGGGATTAGAATACACCACTCAGTCGGCCCTTGATGCGGCGGTTGTGGCGCAGAAAAATAGGCTTGATAACAACCCTACAGATTGGGTCGTTGTGAAAGAGCTTACTGGCAACGCCAGTGACGGATGGGTGGTTCCACCGGAGACATTAACGGACAGTGAGATAAACAGCCTAGATAGCACAAAGCATTACAATGTTGCATCCGTCCACGATGGCGGCAACGATTTGGGACTAACAGCTTCTGAGGCTACGGCAAAGGTGGCAGAGCATCGCACACGTTACGCACAGTATATTCAAGCGAATAAAGTCTACGCAGTATACGCCCCATCTAACGTCGATATGTCGGAGTATGAAGATGGATAAAAGAACAGCAGCATCAGCACATGAACGGATCGACAACATGGAGAAGCAAGTAATTGCAATTCAGACTGAGATGAAGATCCAATTCAAAGATTTGTTTGGTCGCGTCAAGCGCATGGAAGCAATCATGATTGGCACAACGGGCTTTATCATTGCACTCTTAGTTGCCGTGCTGACAAAGATGGGCTGAGTCTGTGATCGATCCTTTTACAGCGGTCGGTCTCGCCACAAGCGCGTTTAATATTCTCAAGCAGGGTCTTAGTGCTGGGAAAGACATTCAAGAAATGTCTGGCACTTTAGCGAAGTGGGGCGCTGCGTTTTCTGATTTCCAATACGCTGAAAATCAAGCCAAAAACCCCCCGTGGTATAGTTTTAAAGGCTCTGATGCTGAAAGCGCGATTGAAATATTTGCGCAGCGCAAGAAGATGGAGGCCATGCGCAAGGAGATCAAGGAATATATTTCGTGGAATTACGGCCCTTCTGCTTGGGATGAAGTTCTCCAGATCGAAGGAGAGATGCGCAGGCAGCGCAAGCAAGACCTTTATCGCAAAGAAGAGTTCAAACGTGCGGTTATTGAGTGGACTTTAGGTATCCTCATTGCCACTTCTGCTGCCGCTGCTGTAACTTTTATACTTTATTATTGGGGTAGATATCAGGGGAAGTGGTAATGTGGTTCTTGGTTTGGTTTATGTTTACAAACAATAGGCTGGAGTACTATCAGTTGGAGCAATTGCCCACCGAAAAGGAGTGCCAAGAGGCGCTTGAGAGGGCTAAAGTGTTGATAACAAACAGTACTACGGTGGTATATTGTTTTGAGGTTGTGCCGAAATAAACGCGGAAACTACGTTGTATATGACAAAGATGGAAAAGTAGTTATAATAACGCATCACAAGAGGTACGCGCTAGAGTACGCAAGGAGTTTAGAAGATGCCGAATGAGTACGATCTGAACGGGAATGGCAAGAT